GTAGAGAATTGTTCCACGGGTAGACTTCAGAAAATTATCTAATCTGGAAAGACCCATCTTATTTACACTATAGTTCCGTTATGGATTATTTAGTATAAAAAAGCATCCAGTTTCCTGGATGCTTGTATGCACATAAGTGCGCTCTTCCTTCACACATCTTATATAGTAGCATACTTTTCAGGTTCCCACAAGACCTCTAACTTTTTGTCGAAAACCATCAAATATCTATGTTTCCTAGTCCTATCTCTCCATTCGCCCTCAGCACCTTTTACAGAACCACGGGAATGCTTTGTTCCGTCTGAATAGTAAAAATCTTTCTTCGGGTCAGTTAACCCGTAATACTTGAAATTACAAGCGCGGTAGATAATTCCAGTGTGGTGAGCAGAGTCAGCATAACTAATAATAGCACGAACATTTGCATCTTTTCTAAACCTCTTAATACAACGACTGACGAACCATGAGGTAATATTGTACTCTTCTTTTTGGAGATCTGGATCAACACAGAGACGAGAAAGTTCAAATAAACCCTCTTGTTGGTCTCTTTCTAAACCAAAAGCACCTTTTGCTATTTCTGGAACTGGGAGCCCAGTAAAAATACAAACAGCAAGACACCCGCCAATCCTAAGAGGGCATTCCCAATCAGTATGCCTGAAAAGTCCATAGTTATACCCTGACTTAAAATCTTTTGATTCGTCTTTCAGATAATGATAGTTGTAAAGTAGATTTTTAGAACTTTCCTTATCTACTCTATCTATGTAAAAATCACTCTTCACTGGGTAAAATTACTTACTTTTGTCTCGTTCTTCTAACATATATTCTACCGTATTTGCTACATCATTCATAGCATCACGAAGCATAGGTTGTTGTCCAGAATGACACTCTGTTTTAGTCACTCCGTTCTTAAATTCTTCACAGAGAGTCCATCTCCACTGTTCCATACTTTTAGAATACCAAAGGTTAATCTTCATAATACCTCTTAATAAGCCAACTAACGGACTTGAACCGTTGACCTGAGCTTTACAAAAACCCTGCTCTATCCAGCTGAGCTAAGTTGGCAGTCAGTCTACAGGTAATAGTTCTGGATTTTCTAGTTCCAGTTCATACATCATCGGATGACACTCTTCCATCATCAAATATATTGATGCACGGTACATATCTTCCGCAGTCCACCTGCGATAAGAATTTGCTAGTTGTATTACACTTGGATTTTGTCTAGCAAGTTCAGGGAGTTCATCAAAAGTAAATGGAATATTCTGAATCAAATATAACAATACTAGATGATCTCCCTCATGATCATACCAAGCATATTTCGTGTCTATGCGGTATTTCATGGGTTTATCGGATACCCCACCTATATTTAGTGCTTATTACGACCCCTATATGTGTCGGTTTGAGCATGGCAGTTGGGGCAGAGAATCCGTAAATTCTCTATGGTGTTATTATATCGGTTTCCATCAATATGGTCAAGTTCTATTGGGGTAGGTTGACCGTTCCACTCTGTAATGCCACACATTTCGCACTTGTGCTCTTTGAGGCCCTCTTTGATGAGGCGTTTTTTAAGAGTATTTGACTGAACCAGTCTATTCTCTACAAGATATGTTTCTAGGGGTTGCCTTTTAGGTAAGGTTTTACCTTTATTCCACGCTTGTCCGTGAAAATGAGAAATATCTAAATTTAACTGTCTAATACGCTCTTTGGCGCACTGGTAGTTTCCTCCAGCTTCTCTCAAATTCAGTTTTTGCAGAACTTGGCGGACACTACCACTATTCGCAACTGCTTCCACAAATTGTTCATCAGTGTAATTCCTAGATTTTGCCATAACAGAAGACATATACTATTATTATTTAGTATTGTCTACTGTTTAGCAATACGCGAGGCGGGATTCGAACCCGCACTGTACAAATTTTAAGTTTGGTGTCTCCTGCCTGTTGGACTACTCGCGCAAAAGTGGGATTTCTCCCAAGGAATCACTCCTCTTTCCAAGTAGGGGGGTGAAATGTGCAATATTCGTTAAAGGTGATTTTCATCTCCTTGTTGGTCAGACCCGCATTCTTTGCTGCTTTGGGTAAGTTCCACTTCGCTGCGAACAACATTTCCATAGATTGTCGGGTTTCTGGTCTCATAATCGTAACACTCTAGGATTTCTTTGTAAAGATCTAATGAATAATAATTCATGAAAAAAGTAATAGGGTCAAAAATTTGCCGGGATTTTTTCCCCCCAAAAATGGAATTAAAGGTCGCTTTTGGTCAGGGGGTCAGCATACGCAAGTGTATCTTCGTCCAGGTTATCACGACATAGTTCAAGCACGGCCATGAATTGATCCACGGTATCACAATCTACAACACGCTCCTCACCTTCATTAGAATACAAAAAGAACTTACGGGACACGGGATCCACGACACATCGGGTCAGGTACTCGTCTTGCATGGGGTTCGTTTGATTACCTAGGTATTATACGACGGTCAGGGGTCCTTGTCAACCACCTTCTTTGACAGCAAACACGGAAGTCAGTCCCACGGAATCTTGTAAAATTCTAAAGGTAATGACATTATAATTTGAACTCTCAAAATTAGGGACCGATGTCGTTGCCCATGTAATGTACTTCAGTGCTCCACCATTAATAGTATATGTAGTTCCTGCTCCGACTCTACCTGGACCAGATCCAAGTCCAATAACGGATACTGTACACATCCGTTTATTCTCTAAGGAAACATTCGTAAAATCGTACTGTGGCATTATACCAACAGTTCCAATAGCCACTGTTTCTTGAGAAACATCAATAGCAATATTATTAGAACCCCCAATTACCGTTAGTGCAACATCATTATTTGTTGGAGATAAAATTTTATCATTAGGTCTTAATGTTTCATATGTTCCACCAAAAAATGTGGTGACTCCAATGGTAGCTAAACCAACACTAGCACTACCATGAACTTTCAAATTAAAATCATGCACCGCAGTTCCACCAATACCAACTAACTGTGTGGTATGGATACCAATCTGAACACCAGCAGAATCAGTTGGTGCCCATGTTGTTCCTGCTCCAGGACCCGTAGTCTCTGGAATAACACCATGACTTAATCTCTCATTAATTAGAAGATCATATGTCGTCTGTCCAACTGCTACTCCCGCATCATTAGTGATGGATGTATCTACAACGTAATAATATTTTGGCATGATTTATCTCCTACTTATTGATACTGTAAATTGAATTGTCACCAGGATAATCATCAGATGATTGTCCCTCATACTCTACAATCAGTTTCTCTCCATCTGCTCTTTCTGCATGGACCAGATAGAAACAATCAATACCTGTTCCGTTTCCAGACTTTACTTTAATTCTAGTTCCCCACTCAACACCATCAACAATCAAGTCTTGTGATGTCTTGATCTGAGTTAGAGTAACAGTAATCGTCTCTGGATCAATCAATCCTCTCCAATACTCAGGTAGTTCAATTACATTTTTACCAGTCAATCTACCCCTATAATAAACACCAGACTCTGGTCCCTCTAAACACACATGACGAAGACGATAACCTTTCTTGGTTGGGTGAGGAATATCAAATGGTTTTCTACTGGTGAGAGTAATGCCACTAGCAGTTACTTCAGATGCAACTACCACTCCACTAATAACAACATCACCCGTACCAGTAATACCTGGAGTGTTTATCTGAAGACCATCAATCTGTGCTGTTGCATGATACCAAGGTGGACATGCCTCCTCTGGATATGTAGCTTCATCCTTATTTCCTTTAAAAATATAATCATATCTTGGAGAACCTTGCCCCCAAGTAGGAAGATCACTACAATTTTTTTGTGGTTGAATCTCTCTTTGTACAAATTCTCCTGCCATGATCAACCTCCAGATTGTAAGTATTGTGAATTGTCACCTGGATAATCAGCGGGTGACTCACCTTCATACTCTGCGATATTTCTTTCGCAGTCTTGTCTCTCTCCGTAGATATGATAGAAACAATTGATTGGCATACCTCCCATTGCTTGAAGATATACTTTCTTCTCATCAATTCTCTTTACAATTACATCTTGATGAGCACCAATTGGAGTTAGATTGACTGTAATGGTAGTCCAGTCAACCAGATCCTTCCAGTATGATGGCAACACAATCTCAGTTTTGTTTGTTACTCTACCTCTACAATACACATCAGCACTTGGTGCTTCTGGTGCAACATAACGAAGTCTCCATCCCTCTTTTGATGGGTGTTTAATATCAAAGTCTTTCTTTGCAGCAAGAACATGACCACCACAGTTGGAAAATACATGTCCCTGAGCAAAGACATGTAAACCTGCATTAACAGTCAGTGCTGAATCCACATTACCCAAGAATGCAGAGGGTCCACTAACAGCAAGAGAGTATGGATTGCTAATAGGGAAACATGCAGCACCAGGAACAATAGGACCAATTAAATTATCACTATTAGTAAGTGGTGCAATATTTAAAGTTGCATATGGAATAGGAAATGTAGTTGGATTTCCTATCACCACAGGACCTTCAATACCTGCGGAACCATTTACTCTAGTAACACCCTCACCAATAGCAGGGAAGATACCAGTTCCTACTTTTATTTGACCGCCAAAATTGGCGTCGTCCATGTTGAATGTCATTTTACCCCTTAAACTTGATTTTGTTGTTGTTGATATCTTTGACCACCAACTTTGGAGTCTTTAACTGCAACTGCATCACTTACACCTGAAATAATATTTCCATATAAATTAAGACCAGCATTTCCAATTGCCTCAGTAATACCAGATGATATCATCTTGGTATTATTTTTTGAATTCATGATAATTTTCTTTGCTTCACCACTAATGTTTTCACTAGCAGTCATCTTGATATTGCCTTCAGCAGTATCTTCACCGACAGCAACTAACTCAATGTCATTTGCTTGTAATCTTATTTTACCATTAGTGGCAATAATGTCAATATTGCCATTCTTGGCATTAATCATCACAGTGTCTTGAGTTTTCTCCCTATTACTTCCACATTCAACTTGAAAGTTTCCAGGACCCATGAAGGTTGTCCATCCAGGTCTTTGTCCATCCTTATCCATGGACATAAAGTGTTCACCATCAGATGCCTTTAGCATGATATCTGATGTTACATCAGAGTTGTGATGAATCTGACCAAAAGAAACTGATCCATGATTATTACCGTAACGAATGGCAGTATAATTTTTCTTTAAATTATTACCTCCATCCTTATCACCACTATTTCTTGTAGTTGGCATCTTTAATACTTAGAGTATGAACTATTTAACACCTCAGATGAGATTATCTGGAGTGTTAGGGATATTAAGAGTAGGATCATTTCTACTTACCTCAGTTCCTGTTCTAAGGATTGCAGATGCTCTCGTAGTCTGACGATTCAGGATACTTTCTTGCAGTGTTGCATAAACAGGGACAAGTTCTCCAATAGTTTCAGATATGCCAGCATAAAGATTACCATCTTTTGCAAATACCTGACCATAATATGGTTTTCCATTAACATATCCCGTCAATCTGAGACCAGGAATATCAACAACCTGCAGAACAGAATCATCTGACAGAATCTTCTCAGGAACAACAACAACTTCAAATACAGGTCTCCCTCTAAATCCTAAACCAGTGTTAGATGTTGGATAGATGTTTGGATACTCTGTAAATCCATAGAATGGTCCAGGTGCAGGAACAACAGTCTGTCCAGAAGCAGCTCCTCCTGAAGGAATAAGAGGAATCAAAACTCCAGTATCATCAGCAACTCCGATTTGACCAGGTAAATCAGTGACTTGAAGGATTTGTGTTTCGGAATTACCTATAATATCAAATCCATCAGGACCTCTGCCAGGTTCATTAGGATCTCTTCTATCGGGATCACCACCTCTACCAGGTTCAGTAGGATCTCCTCTATCAGGATCACCATTTCCTGGATCTCCAGTTCCTCCACTTGGTGGTGGTATTGCTGGAGTATCACCAATAGGAACACCTATAATTCTTCCAAATGGATCTAATTCTGGTTCAAGTTCAAATGGTTCTCCAGTAGGTGGATCAACAATAATTCTATCTCCAGGAGTGTATCCAATACCAGTTGCAGTTGGCACAATACTAACAAGTTTAAGTGTTACAGGGATTCCTCCTTCAGTAGGATCCACTCCACGATTAGGTGGATATGAATTTCCTGGTTCCTCAACAAGAACTGCAGTAACAATTCCAACACCTGCAATTTCTTTTGGACAAGGTGGTGGAAGTATAATAGCAGAAGCACCGACTGGATTATTCAACCACGATTGACTCTCTGAACTTACAATTGTGACATCCTTAGTAATTCTAAGTGCAACTCCAGATGGATTATTATTAAAAATATCTTTATTGGTTGGAATATTCGTTAGTTGAATCTCCACATCATAAGTTCCACGATTTAATTCAACGAACCTAGGTTTAGGTTCTCCTCTAAATGATCTTACCTCATTAACCTCTACTCCATTAATAAGAAGTTTAGCAATATTATCTGCTTGGAATGCAATATCATATCTTCCATTTTCTGGGAAATTTACACCAGTCCATTTAAGAGTAAATGTTCCAACAATAGATGGATTGTCACTATCAAGAGGTGGTGTGTATGGAGAGACACTAATACTATTCATGAGTTCACTCCATGCAGGGTGATTGAAGTGGAAAAGTGTAGGACCAGTATAACTCACTGCACCTATTTTCTTCCCACTTTCAACTCCACCTTTAGCAGTGGACTCAGCAGTGACTTTAATAGTTTTAGTTACTGAATTTTTCTCACCTCTTTGATTCCAAACAGATCCTCCGACAGCAATACTATCAACGGCAACACCATACTTATTGGGATTATCATCCCATTTTAATCTAAGGGTAATTTCACCAGATCCCTTGTAATTAATTTTTTTACCATCTGAGGAGAACTTTGCATCAACAGTTGAACTGACAATACTAAAAGTTGAATTGATGTCATCTCCATGACCATCTTTCATCTTAACATCATTACCACTAACGGTATAACCGCCCTTTCCGATTACTTCTTTTGTATCTTTAGTTCCTACATTAATTGTTTTTCTATCACTTCCTTTTTCACCTTTTTGTCTAGTTGTCCAACTGACCTTTTCACCATTACCAACTTTCAAGGTTCCAACAGAAAGTCCAGCAGTTTTTGGGTTATCATTCCATTCAAATCTTAAAGAAACATCACCACTTCCTTTGACAATCATCTGAGTTCCATCACTATTAAACTTTGCACTAACACCTGGTGATGTTGACTCAATTGTTAGTTTTGCATTCTCATCAAATCCATTATCAATATCATCGTCAAATTGAATCTCTTTACCATTATTTCTTACTCTTCTACCTGCTGTAGAGGATTCACCTTCAGTTCTAATAGCATATGATTTCTCACCACTGACAGTTTTAGTGGAACCTTGATTCAATCCTCTATATTCTACTGTTAGTTCTGCTGGAGTCGGAGGAGCTTCTTTCAGTGGTTTTATCCAACTCTTGGTATTAAAAACTTCTCTCGTAACCTTCTTTCTCTTTCTTTGATCTTGGTTTACTACTTCTACAGTTACATCATGAGTTCCCTCTGTAACTTTTTGTTTTACAATCTCAGGGGATGGATTACTAAATCCCTTGAGTTTATAAACTTCTTGACCATCAACTAGAATTCTTCCAAAGTTATCTGCAGCACCTTTAAATCCATAGAATCCAGTATAAGGGAAATCAACTTGCCAAGTGTTGGAATAAGTGATTCCTCCACCACCATCACTATTTGGAGTAGATAATGGAGGTAATGGAGAAGATGCAAAACGATTCATAAACTTAGACCAAGTTTTTGTACCGTCAGGACGCTGGTGAGTGACTGGCCACCAACTTTCAGATCCACCAGAGAATCTAGTTGTCCAAGTAGGACTCTCAGGACATCTACCCTCTACTCTTGGTCTTGGTTCTTGTGGAATAGGAGGGAGAGGTGCCTCAATTGTAAAAGCAGCACCCATTGGATTTTCATACCAAGTTCTACCAGATATTCTTGGTTCCTCAGCTGACTTAGCTTTGATATCAATCGCAAGTGCCATTGGGTTGATACCCTTGACCTTTGATTTCTGTTGATTTGTTATTTTAGTAATGGTGAGATCTGCATTCTCATCAAATCCATTACTAATGTTATCATCATACTCAATTGTTTGTCCTTTATTTTTGATTCTAGAACCAGTGTCTCTGTTTGAGTTGAATGTCTGAACAAGATACTCTCTACCAGCTTCAAAAAATGCTGATCCATTAATAGTCTCTTTTTCTTTCAGTGATCTTCCATCTTGACTTCTTCTTAATTCAACAGAGTCTTTATCACCTTTTCCAATTTTAATTTTGGATGCAAAGGATCCAGAATTTCCTGGATCATCATCTGTCCTCAGTCTGAAATGAATTTCTGCGGATCCAGATCCTTCAACCTTCAAGTAGTTTTGACCACCTCTTTCAATAAAACGAGCAGTAACATCAGGACCACCTGCTCTTCCATCTTTATCAAATGAAAATACTCCACCAGGTATTTGTGTTAACTCAGTTCTAATTCTATACTTTCCTTTCTTAAAGAATCTGGTATAAGTTTGTTTGTTCATACCATTTTCAATAATTACTTCATCACCACCTTTCTCAATATCTTTTAGTCCATTACCAATTCCAATTGCACCGGTACCCTCACGATTACCAATGAATATTTTTACACTATCATCAGCATCAACTGTGATCTCATAGTTTCCATCAACAGGAAAATTTACACCCTCCCAACGAATCACATGGGTTCCTGCATAAGGATTTCCTTCTAATGGTCTCTTGGTATCAAAAGGACAAATTCCATTTTCACTAAGGAATCCACTTCTTCCATACACATTTGTTCTCCAAAGTTTTCTGTCTGCTTTGTTTACATAGTCAGCAGTGTTGAAAATACTGTCATAACTTTGAGATTGATTAGAGGTGGATACGGTCTTAGGTGCATTTATAGTAAGAGTTTTTGTATCAGTGCCTTTTTCACCCCTTTGGTCTAAGACTACACCACCAACCTCAATTTTATCTACAGCAACTCCTGCAGTTTTAGGGTTATCATCCCACTCTAATTTTAACTTAATGTTACCAGGACCATCAGTTATTAATCTCTTTCCATCATCAGAGAATCTAGCATTATTTGTGGAGGATACGATTGAAAATGTAGAGTTGATGTCATCACCCTTACCATCCCTCATTTTGACTTTCTTTTTATCACCACTGACTATAAATCCACCTTTTCCAATCACCTCTTTTGAGTCTTCTCCACCCACATTAATTGTTTTTCTATCACTTCCTTTTGTGCCTTTTTGTCTGGTTGTCCAACTGACCTTAGATCCATTTCCAACCTTTAAAGTTCCAACGGAAAGTCCAGAAATATTTGGTTTGTCATCCCAACTAAATTTTAAGGAGACATCTCCTCTCCCCTTAACGATCATCTGAGTTCCGTCACCATTAAACTTAGCAGATACTCCAGGAGATGTTGATTCAATCTTTAATGATGCATTCTCATCAAATCCATTATCAATATCATCGTCAAATTGAATCTCTTTACCATTATTTCTTACTCTTCTACCTGCTGTAGAGGATTCACCTTCAGTTCTAATAGCGTAAGATTTTTCACCACTAACAGTTTTAGTGGAACCTTGATTCAATCCATGATAGGTAATTGTCAAATCTTGTTTGACAGGTTTTGGTTTTTCTTTGATTGGAATATTAAAGAGTTCTACTTTAATCTCATGAACACCTTCTTCAATATATCTGGATACGACTTTTGTTGGATCTCCCTTAAACTTTCTCTCTTCTAAAACTAATTCATTATCAATGAATATTTTTCCAATGTTATCCGCCATTCCACGGAACTTGTAGTCTCCAGTAATTGGAAAGTCTTCTTCCCACACAAAAGTAGCTACACGACCGGCATAGTCACTACCAGGAACATTAGAAGGTGCAGTTGGAGAAATCGCATAACGATTCATAAAACTGTCTTCAATTACATTTTTCTTTTTAGTTGTTGGTTTAAAATCTTTATTACTTTCAAACTTATATGTTAAAGCATATATACTGCGCTTGTCAGATTTTATCTTATTTGCCTCAAATGTGCCTTGAGTTGCTCTAACTTGTAAGTCGTCATTATCATTTGCAGACTCAATGAAATCAGCAAAAATTACAGATCCTTTTTTATCTCCTTTAATTTCCTTTGCATTTTTTCCAATGCCAGCAACAAGACCTTGTTCAACTCCTTTTCCTTTATATCTACCACTAGCAACAACTTTATATACAGTGTTCCTTTTTACTTTTCTCTTTACTTTAGTTTTTCTATCATCTTTAAACTCAGGTGCTTTAAATTGAAATTTATGCCCACCGTCTTCTGAGGTAAAGGTAAATTGCAAATCCCTTTCTACCTGGTTTCCTCCTTGAGTGTAAACTTCAAATTCTAATTCTTCAAACTGAGATTCTTTGTTAGGAGGTTGCTTTATTTCAACAGTCTTTCCACCCCATGCCCAGTGCTGAACATCATGCTTCACTTGATCGGTCTTTTCTCTAAAGATAACTTCCAGAGGAGTTTCTTTTCTAGTGTGCCACCAAGGATTTTTAAGTTCTTTTAAAAAATCTTGATACTCTTGAATCTGTCGTGCGATTGGATTATCTTGTAGTGAAGCAAACAAAGTGGGATCCCACTTTCCTACGATCTTTCCATCTGGATCAAAACGATTGCCATATTCAGCCGTAACTCCCCCACCTGGAGGAGTTAAATCATAAAGTTCAAAGTCTTCTTCTTTATCATAATACTCTGTTCTACTGGATATCTCACCAAGTAAAGATCTTAAGACAGCGCCAGTGCCTCTTTTACAAGTATCAAAAATTCTTGCTTGAGGTGGGGTTTTATATCCATATCCACCATCAGTAACAATTGCAGATAGTAGAGATCCATTTGACGGCAGTGTTACCAGAACCTCCTCCTGACCCATTACCACCAGAGACAATAACGGGTTGATTTCCGCCAGGAAATGTAGGAGTTTCTCCTGGTCTAAGTCCTTTAATTCCATCCTGACAAGCAACTTCATCTGGAGTTATGTCTTCAGGACCTAAATTATTTACTTCATTAATTGTTAAATATCTTATTCTATCTCTTGTTTCTAATATAAAAATCGTTCCTGGATTTTTAGATGCATGTACATTAGCTTCATAAATTGATTGATTGGTGATATATCCCCTCTCGGGATCAACATACCCGACACGGACATTATCTTTTGTTGCAGCACCGAAAATGTTAAACGACATATCTTGTTATATGCATCCCTTCTGGGTAATGGTATTTATTACTGAATATCTAAAGCATCGTCAAGACCAGATCGGTCTCCTGCTCTTGCTCTCTCAAGTTCTGTATCAATATCATCACGAACCACTGTATTAGATGGTGGATCAGGGTTTTGTTCTGGTGGAATATTAGCCAGTGCTCGTTCTTCTGCTGCTATCTTTGCAGCATCATTTTCATTAAGTTCAAGATTTCTCTGTGACCTATCTGGTTCTGCAAATCCTGGTGATTCAGTTTCTGTTGGTGCTTCTGGATCTGCATTAATACCTTCTTCAACTGACTTATTGCTTGGTTTTGCTGGTGGAGCAGTTTGATCTCCACCACTACAGAATGTATAGGTATCAGATTCTGCAATAGTTGGTTCTAATTCACATCCAAAAATATTTAATTTGAAGTTAGTAAAGTCAAGAGCACCAGTCATGCTTCCCATAACACTATCAATTGTATTGGTAATCTCCGAAGCAAAACCTGTGATTCCAGCCAACATTTCATTAACATCATCAAGATATGCGTTAACATTATCTAAAATTGCATTATTAGAAGAGTCAATTTCTGCTTTATTTAAGTTTATAACTTTTGCTACCAATGCCTCTGCAGCACACATCGGAACTCTTGGATTGGTTGGAGCACCTACATTTGGTTCTCCATTCTGTACTGCTTGCTGAACATCATTTAATAATTGTTGTGGATTGATTGCGTCAGTAAGAGCACCAGCAATCTGATCCTTGAGTCCACCAGTCATTTTATTGTACATACACAATAAAAGTTCTGTGATTTGCTGCACCATGTCTTTGAACTGGAATCTAAGACTAGATGGAAGTGCAGCAATAATTGTATTGAATCCCTTGGTCAGTATTTTTAGTGCAAACTCTTGAATCTTATCAAAGATTGGTTTCATAAATTTAGAAATTTCTCTAGATGCAAGATTCATTACATCTTGAATGGCATCCAGAGGATTTCTTACTGCATTCGTTATCGCATCAGCATAACTCTGAATTGATTGTAAGATGGTATCAATACGGTTCGTAAGATTTTCAATTGCTGTTTGTATACCCTTAAGAGAAGAACTGATAAACTCTTTTGGGTCTGGTTTCATCAGTGCGATCTTCTCCTCGCACTTTGCTTGTCTCTTAGAATCAGCAGCAGTTGTTTGGTGAACACCATCCGCATTTTCATTGGATGCTGTTCCCTCACTTGGTTCTTTTAAAGATAAATCTTCATCAGGTGGAGTCTCTTGAGCAGACCCTGACTTTGGAGTCGTCCCTTCAGAGTATCCACTCTTTGCAAGAACACCAGGTTGAGTATCTGTTACAGTATCTGCGACTGTACTATTTTTTTGTGCAAGAACTGTTTGAGAGTTGTTGCCAAGTATTCCCATGATAACGGGAACTTGTCTCTCTTGTCCATCAAGAAAGAATCCAAACACCATGTTTCCTTGACGGAGGTTTGGTGTTTGACTTGCTCCTGCTTGTCCACCACCTGCGGTGATGGGATACATTACCTGTGCCCAAGGTAACTGATCTGATGGGATAGTTTTTTCACCTTGATCATGAAGACCAATAATTCTTACTTTATATCTTCTACCCCATCCAGGAATACTATTCCTATCCTGATATTTTCCAGGGTTTATGTTATCTCTCCAAGTGGAGTCGTCAGCAATCTGACCGATCCACCACAGGAAAGATCCTCCTAAAAAACCAGGATTAAATAGTGCTCCCGTTCCTTCCATCAGTCGTCATATACCAGGCATTCTGGTTCAGATGGATTTTGATCACAGAACAATTCAAGATAACTGGGATCGTGATGATCACCTGCTTCAATCTCTTTCTTATGATGCTCAACATAGTCTTCTAGGTCATGCAATTCGCCTTCAATATGACGACGCATTTGTGGGGAGACTGTAGGATCTTGAAGGATTTCCTTGTCCTTCTCGATGTGCTTCTCGATACTTTCCATAGTTGATTAGGGTGCGGGTTTTCTTCCGATAGAATCTCTTGATAAATTACATCTTGTGAATGTAGATTTAGCAGTTATTGTATGGCAGATATCAGTTATAATATATAGACCACCATCTTGGTCGTCTGGAGTTTCAGTCCTATTATCACTGAGACCAGGTACATCTAAGTGTATCATATCTCCTGCATGGAGTGCAAAGTTACCAGGGATAACAATGTCTGCCTGGGAGGAGAAGAACTGATTATATCTCATCACTGCTTGGTTTTCAATATCAGAACCCTTAAAGTTTTCTTCTTCTGACTTCTCAATCTGTTGTTTTGAATCTCCAGTAGGAAGAGTTCCTTTATCTAACAAACGATAGGTAGTCCTTGTATAGTCTTCATTCTTGCCTGTCTTATCAAACTCTGGATTTCTAAGGTCTTTTGATAGTGGCAAACCATCCCTACCAGCAGTTTTCAAACTTCCCTCAGTGTCATCTGTTCTTGGATTGATAACTTCATAATAGCAAGTAAACGGATCAAATATAACTTGACGGGTTGTTAATGCACCCATTTTCATTTTTTCTTGTACATTCACATTATCTTTTTTATTATACTTCAATACTTTAAAGTCCTTTCCCTCTGGCATATTTCCACCAGCGGTATCAGGAGTTTCGTTATAAATTGTTTTTGCTTTTGGTTCTTGATCTAGTAAACCATCAATAGACTTAAAGAAGAATCCCTCTGAAGTTTCATAGAAAAAATATCCAGCAGTGCTTCCAAGAGTTTGACTCTCTGATGAAACTGCTTTCTTACAAAGATTATTAATGAAGTAAAATGGTTTTGTTGAGTTTCCTATGGTATTTAAATTATTAATAGTAGGTTCTATTTGAACATCTTTATCACTTTCAAGTTCTTCAGAAACCACAGATGAAATATGATCGGATAGTTTTCCATCAAACCTTCTTTTCACTCTTGTCTTTTCATTCATAATAAACTCTTTTGAAACAAGACTAATATTCAATATTGATTTCTGAGTTTTATTATCAAGTGGAGTAACTTTATTCACATACAAAGTAACTTCAAGTTTATTTTCAGCGTTGTCCTCAAATGCCAACTCAACTCTTTCTTCTCCTACAAGAGGTAGTCCATCTCTGACACTCTTACCATCAATACTGGCACCACTATCAATAAATGTATAGTTTGCAGTGATAGTGTCACTCATAATACTTTCAGTATAAGTCAACTGCACAAAACCACCACGCAGATCTACAGCCTTTCCACCTTGGTTGCTGTTTATTGTTAGTTTAGTTACTTCTGCTGGTTCTGAACCTTTTGATGCTATCTGGACTGACATTCTTGGATTACCTCTTACTTATATTTAACCTTGGAAATCCAAGAACTCAAATGGGTCATGACTAGAACCACCAGACATTCCCATCATACCACCACCAGATGATTGAGGTGACTCTTCTGGCATTTGTTGTGGTGGATCTTGAACCACAACTGTTTGCTGTGCTCCCTGTTCATATGGTGCGTAGTCAGACACTCCTGCAATCTGTCCAGCAATATTTTGAACTCCCTCAGGTGTAGATGCAGCATTGAATCTTGCAAGATTAGTTGCACCTAATGCTTTTGAAGTATTTTCATCGAGCAGAGACTGACCTGGGAGAATCTTAAGCATCTCCTCTCTATTGGAGAGTTTAGTTCCTGCATGAGATCTTCTTGCAGATAAAACTTCCTTCACTTGAGTATTACTTAACCAATCATCTTCAGAAGATTGTGCTCTGTTTTGTAGTAATCCAAAGTGTAAGTGTGGCACTTTATTAGCAACACCCATGGCACCAATTGGTTGACCAGCTTTGATTGCAATGCCTGATTGGTTAGCAACACCCTCCACTAATGAAGATAAATGTGTTCCATATGCAAACTTGATTTTTTTACCACCATATTCAAATGGACTTGCCAATGAAATTAAGAAAGAATGTTGTGGTTGATGTCCAGGTTCATCTGGATTTGAATCATCTTTCCAACTTGTATGACCAGTTTCTGCATATAGAATAGTTCCATCTACAGGAGAAACAATAGGATCTCCAGTTCTTCCGATGATATCAAGACCACTATCCGAAGCATATCCTGTGCTTCCAGGAACTCCTGGTGATGCACCAGGAGTTGGATCAGATAGACCAAACTGTCCAGCAACTGGAGAGGTCATTCCATCACTTCCAATCTCAGGATGTGGAACAGTGACTGCACCTGATGCTACTTCTAACTCCCCACCAGATTTTTGTGCTCTAAAGTTAGCAGCAATCAAATCAGTATACTTAGTTCCTTTTGTTCCAAATCCATCCTTACCGACTACTCCAGTAGTGATCCAACTTTCTGCACCACCCATTCCTTGGTTGTGGGCGTACCCAAGAATTTGTAACTTTCTTTCTACACTAGAGTCTTTATATGTTGCATTACGCATCAAATATCTATGATTGGCAACTGTGAATCCAGTGAATACAGTTTCTTGTAGTTCTGGATTTGCTCTATACTTTGCTCTTACTTCTGCATTGGGATCGTCAGAGTGTCCAGGATCTGAGACACCAGCAATTCTTGATCCATCTATCTTAGCAGCTCTTCCCATCTGATATCTTCCATCATAATGATCTCCACTGCCACCAAAAATATCATACTTACCATTGCTTTCAATAAGAGCAACACTGTTTCTAAAGATGTCCCACTGTTCTGCATTAGCACCTATTTCTTTATAAAGTTCACTTGCAGCAACTGCTCCCGATGCTGCACCTGGAGTAACCACTGCTGAAGTTGATGATGTAGTGGTTGATGATGATGTAGTGCCAGACTCTCCACCACCAGTGCCCATTACGTTAAAGTTTTTATTAAGAGTAGTTGAAAGTTCTTTCTTGAACGTATCAGTTGCCCACCTACCGATGTCAATACCTGCCATGGCATAGTAGTCATCTATCATACCACCATCTTCATATCCTTTAATACCCTCACCTATTTTTCCTTTCTGAACTCCATCACCCACCAACATATTAAGTCCATATCCAACATTCTTATAGTCTTCTTCAGAGGGAGTTTCTCCAAGGATTACCCTAGCTGCAAGAGATAAGATAGGTCCAAAATAAGGATACTCTCCAAAGGAGTTACCAAGATTGACAACCTTGTTAGCGAGCATCTGTCCACCAGGACCAAGATCCATGGTTTCTTCTTGACCTTCAGTTCCTGCCCATCCTAAGAAGTCCCACCATGCTTTTTCAGTTTTCTTCCCAGTTTTTATCTTCCCACCTTCAGGTGCTTTGATTTTTTGGAATGATGGTTTCTTTCTAAGTGCTTTCTTTTGTTGTTTTAAAGTATCTTCTTGAAGTCCTCTACCAACTTCACCACCTGCTTTCTTAGTTTCAACTTTGTTCTGTTTATCAAAGTCAAATAGATTAAAGGTCAGTGCATCAAAGAATCCACCAGCAACCCTCTTTGTTCCTTCAACAGCACCACCAACAAGATTGCCAACAATACTCTTAGCAAAATCAAAAATCATTTTAGCAGCAGCACCACCTGCCTTCAATGCATCAAATAGTAATCCATTAGGCATTAAAATATAACCTATGAACTTCAGAACACCACCACCAACATTCTTAATCAGATCTAATAATCCACCACCAAATAGAAAATTAGTTATTGCACCAACAACAGCACCACCTGCTTTTAACATATCCCAAAGAAGACCACCAGGATTTAAAATATAACCCGCAAACTTCAGTAGTCCACCACCAACATTCTTCAGTAAGTCAAGCAGACCTCCACCAAAAACCCAACTGAAGATTGCTTTTACACCATCACCAATTCCCATGAATAAACCCTTAAGGTCATTACCAAGTTTGGCACCAGCAGCTTTGAGACCTCCTCCAAAGAATAATGTGTAGAGTAAGTCACCAACATAATCACCAATAATACCACCAAGGAATAATCCCAACGGAGGAATTCCTATGAAAGTAGAAAGAAAACCACCAAGAGCACCACCAACAGCAGTTCCTACACCTTTGAATAGTGCTTTTTGAATAGGGTCACCATTCATTAATGAAATAACAACACTAATGATTGATCCTATGACAGGAACTTTGAGGAACTTACCTATTTTTCCAAGGGATGCAAGCATCTTGACACCCTGTCTACCACCAAGTTTCTTAGCAACTCCAGTAGCAGCACCCCTAGCAAAGTTAGTAACTCTAGACCTACCAAACTTTCCACCAAGACCACTGACAGCATCTTTACCGAATCTCTTTTCTGCTGCGTCTCTACCAAATCTATTGGCATATCTTCTTGCAGCAGCAGTAGATGTGACTCTATCTTGACTACCTAAAAGATTACCCTTTGGTCCTGCAATTCTGGTTTGTGGTTTACTTCTACCAGGTTTACCACCACCTCTACTATCACCAAATCCACCTAATGACTTTGCACCTAATGCAAATGTCAATACTGTGATGGCAACTTCCATTGCCTTCATTATAGCATCAAAGGCACCCTCTAATCCGATGCCCTTCATTATATTTTTGGTGCCATCATAAACGTTGTATGCAAAATCTATGAATGTTGCTATACCATCCACCAAGAACATTCCAACGTCTGTTACAAAATCAACAACATGACCCAAACCTTTAAGTAACCCCATCATTTGAGGTAGATACTTAATTAATCTGACTGCAAAATATCCCAAAAGGATATTACCAATAAAGTTTTTAATCCAACCAAAGACTCCTGTCTCAGGGAGTTTCATTACCTCACCTTTTTTCTTATCAATCTTTGGAGGTTTTGTCTCTAACTTTTTCTCTTGTGCAGCTTTGTCAGCTTTCTTATCGTTTTTCTTTTTCTCCTTTAATGCATCTCTATCCGCAATATTATTTCCCTTCAGAATCTTCTCAATAAGAATCACATTATTATAGATGGATTTCAAAGGATCTTTTCCAGGAGATACTGTATCACCAGTTTGCAAAGACTTTATCTCCTTTGCAGAAACCATTTTGACTTTTGGTTTTATGATAGCACCACCTTTACCACCATCCACTCCTTCTCTTCCAGGAATGATTCTCCCAGGTTGTGCTTGTTTCTTTCTTCCACGACCTAAGACTTTGCCAGCAACAGCTCTACCACCAGCCTTGACCATGGATCCACCAACTGCTCTTGCTCCTGCTCCTAGTAATGCGGGTAATGCCATATCTTATATCTCCTTAGAAAGGCATAGGAATACCTAAGATATTCCATTTTGCCTTGTTACCATTACCAGTTTGTGCTGCATCAACATCAGATCCACCAGTGTTCTTATCATTTGGATTATCACCACCACTAGGAGATGGTGCTCTGACAACTTTCACATTGCTGCCTCCACCAGGTGGTGGTCCTGGAGTGACTAAATCTTTACCCATGGTTCCTAACTTTGCTTCTTTAGCACGAAGTTTTGCTTTATTTGCAGCAAGGGCATCAAGATCTTTCTGTTCTTGTGCTGTTGGTTTGCCTATATTACCATCTTTTACATTCATACCATATTGAGTCATTGCATTACTAATATTTCCCATTATATTTTCTACACCACCACCCAAGAGAGCACCTCCCATCATACCCATGGGTCCTAGCAGAGATCCTCCTAAGGCACCCATTGCCAGTCTACCCAGTGCTGGTCCGCTTGTTTTCATATCAGGTTGCAGTCCACCTGCTTTCTGTGCATCCATTCGTGCTAGTGCTTTCTGTGCTCTAGGTGATAACTTATCTCTACCAACAACCTTTCCTGTTGGAGTCGCTGGTGATCCAGACTTAGGATCTTTTGCAGCAGCAGGATATATCTTGTTTAGTTTTTTCTGCAACTCTTTAGAATATGCACCCTCCCCATGCTTAGCATCATAATCAGCAATCCTCTTTTGATCAGTGGACTTCATCAACTCAGCATGTCTCTTCGTTGCCTCTGAAGATGGACTTGCAGGTTGTGCAGTAGTTGAATCTCCTGACTGATGCTTCTTCAATGCTTCACTATATGCCTTTCCACCTGCCCTTCCCATGGGGAAGTCACTTCTCTTGGGTTTATTTGCTTCTTTCTGTGCTGCTGCTTGCTGCTTCTCTGTTTTATACTTCTTCATTGCTTCACTGTACTTTTTAGCACCCGATCTTCCCATGGGGAAATCACTTCTCTTGGGTTTATTTGGATCAGATTCACCACTAAGTATTCCAGATCCTAAAATACCACCAGCGACACCACCGACGAGAGCACCTAATGGTCCACCAAGCATAGCACCAACTGCTGCACCGCCCGCAGCACCTGCCAATGTGCTGATAAGTTTATTCTGTGGTTCTGCTTTTGGTTTTGCCTCAGGGATTGTTCCACCAAACTTAGTATATCTTGCTCTCTCTGCAGGTGAAAATTCTGCTGGGGTAAACTTACCAGTTGCAGTGTTTAGTTTACCTTGCACACCATTCTTAAGTGCAAGAACAACGGAAGATTTAGCAGTTCCACTAGGTCCACCAGAACGCAACCCTGTACCTGCTCTTTGAGTTGTGCTCCCTAACGGTTGACCACCTTGACCAGTTGCAACTGGACTTCCCTCATCAGGTGTATTCATCTTGGATGCACCAGCACCCTTATAGTTAAAGTGTCCTCCGTGTGAACCAGGATAATCGTTTACAATCCAACCATACTTTTGACCATTTGCTCGCATCCATGTTTGAGAAGTTCCATGGATATCAAGAGCATTACCAAACAGGTGATTGGAATTAGAAACACCACCTACATGTGCGTTATATGATTTGCTTCTCTGACTACTAGCAATGTCAGAACCTTTAACTGCACCACCAGAATCGGTGATCATTTTTGCGAACGCTTCAGCAGCACCTTTTGAGAATACTCCTGGTCTACCTTTATAATCAGTTACTCCCTCTACTCCAAATCCACTGCCAGTATTAGGGTGAGATACTGAAACAACTGGTAGACCTCCTGTTTTAGATCCATCTCCTGTAGATGGATTTTCACCACCATGAACCATACCTCCACTACTGAAGGCAGGAAGAACAAATCCACCATTAGAGGCAGATTGAACCTTTGCCATCTTTGGTTTGTTGGCACCCGCACCACCAAATAATCTATTAAGACCTAAGAAGTGGTCAGGACCAAGAGCACTAACTGTCTCTCTATTAACAACAATCTCACCTGGTCTGACGGCAATCATCTGTGTATCTGGACCTGCTCCAGATACTTTTTCTCCAGTATCGGTGCTGATAGCATCGAAGTAATCTGGACCCATTGCATCTGCTGTCTTCTTATTGACAACAAAGTCTCCAGGTCTTGCAGAAATTAGTTGAGTATCAACACCAGCACCTGTAACATCTTTACCACTTTCTCCAGTAATATCTCTTGCAGGGTCTTTGCCAAAGTTCATGAACTTATTAAGACCAAAGGCACCCACCTTAGCAAGAGGGTGTTGCATCAATATGTCAGTGAGACCCGTCTCGTTTAGATGATCTGTAAGTCCACCAAGTAATTGTTTTCCTTTGTCAAATCCAAGTAGTCCTAACTTTGCAAGAGGATGTGCCATCAAGACATCACTGATGCCTTTTTCATCCATGAAGTTCTTTACACCACCTAATGCACCACCAGCAAAATCTAATGCTGCATTACCAAAACCTTTTTCTTTTATAGATGATCCAGCACCCTTTGCCATTCCAAAGAAGTTTGGTACAAAACCACCTACAGTTCCACCCTCTTCATATGAGGGAACTATTCCACCAGCACTAAATGCACCAGCAACAGGATCACCAGTAACACCACCATAATCCATGGTGTCTTCAAGTTGAGTTCTGCCTTCAGGTGCATCAGGATCATTAGATGGAGTTTTTGACTGCATGGCGCCAGCAATGGCGGCACCACCTACTATCGCAGTTATTGCTGCAGCAGCAGGGTGTCGTCTTGCAAAACCAAGTGCAAACTTAGCAGCTGCTGCACCTAACCTTAGAGCACCTTTTATTAAAACTGCAGATAATCTAACAGCAAATCTGCCAATTCCTGTACCAAATAACAGGAATGCTGCTAAAAGTTTAGGTCCATGATCTACTAAAAATCTAACAACTGAATCAACTTTCTTTGCATTCTTTGGATCACCAAACCAACGAATGAACTTAACAAGAAACCTTCCAATAATTATATTGATAAAGAAATCAAGAATGCTATCAAGAGCACCCTTAACAGGTGCAATTATTTTCTCTGCTGCACTTGCTAATCCTTTAAAACTTTTCTCTAGACCACTCTCTTTTAGTTTTCTTTTATCTGCTTCTGCTTTCTTCCGATCATATGATGCTTTCTTTTTCTTTAATCCATACTGTTCTTTCAGAATATCAGCAATATTACTAACACTCTTTGCAATCTTTTCAAGTAACTTTTGATCCTTATCTGTTTTCTTTCTTGTTCTTGCTTTTTTCTTTTTACCACCCTCTTCTTCATCATCAACCTCATCGGGTTTCTGATATGGGATGATTGAAGTCTTTGGTTTTATAGCAGGTGGTAATGCTCTCTGACCTACTTTAGAAGTAGTTGCAGTTCCTTTCTTAAAACTATCTGCAGATACCCTTGTCTTCTTTGCTTTAAACTTAGGGTCTGCTGCTTTTCTTTTTTGTCTTACCTTTCTTATTTCGTCTGCTAAGAATCCAATGCGAGGATCACTTGCATCTTTTATTGTTAAGGTATTAACTGCCTCCATCAACGCACTAAGATAATCCTCCTCTTCGGAGAGATTATCTAGGTCTACACCCATCTCTAAGAGTATTTCTATTGGATCGGTAGTAGTCCTAGATGCCATGCGCTTGCTGATGCTTTAACTTCTCTTCTTCAAGATGTTGTTGTAATAGTGCCACATAGATGTCCCGTTCCCACGGAATCATATTTTCAATCTCTGTTAGTGAATATTTATGGTACTGCATCAACGAAAAATTGAGACGATAGTATCCCTCAACATTCATGTGAAGGAGTGCTATGCGAAAAAACTTGACAGTCCCTCAAGTACAACTTCACTCTTAACTTTGGTATTTGGATTCGTAACAGAAATAGTATGAGAAAGTTTTGGCATTGTTTCAAAGAATGCCTCAATACCCTTGAATTGTGATGAGTTCATAGACTCAAGGAATTCAGTCACTTCTTTCTTAGTGCAATCTGCTGCTGCCCATACTTCTTCTTCAGTACAAATAGATTCAATGCAAGATGCAATCAGTTCAAATGATTGATCCATAGCATTTTGATCTTTGAAATCAAAGTTGCTCTTGATAAACTGATCCAAGGAAGGATACTTCATCACCATAGTAATATTATCATCAACCTTAACTTGGTTGGTATGATCATCACTCTTCTTCACTTTGATCTCATCAAGGTCAATCGTCACAGGGACTTGAGTCTCTTCATCATCTGGACAAATGATATTGACTTCAACAGTCTCTCCAACAGACTTACCACGAATATTGAGGAACAGATACTCAATATCAAATGTAGGAAGTGTTTCTACTTTGATTCCTTTTGTAAGGATGCAGTTCTTAATGACTGACTTAATCGCATTGGTGATTTGTTTTGTATCTTCACTCTCTAATGCGATTACAAGAACCTTCTCTTCTTTTACAAGAAAAGGTCTATATTTGATTTCTTGTCCTGTAGATGGCAACTCAAGTTCATAAGTTGGTGCAACAATCTTTGGTAATGGCATAATGACCTATAGATGTTCAGTGTGATTATTTAGTGAGTTATGCGATGGCTTGTCCGAAAACACCAGTGTTAGATCCATCAGTGAAGTCTGCAAAGTTAGTTGCATTTTGTCTATTATCACCAAAGTTATTGTAATACTCTTGACTCAAATTCTCTTGCCTTAACTGTGGAGTCACTTGATATTGTGGAGTCGGAGAAGTATTGGTATCAGAATCTCCAATACCATTGGTTATGTAGTATCTAATGTATGTCATTGATACTGTGCATTTTAAAAGTGAAGATGCATCATAAGATATCGGCATTGACGCAACTGCTATCGGAAATGCTCTTACAAAATTATATGTAAGACCGCCCTGAGTTCCGTTTACAATACCATTATTTCCTCTAAATGATCCATCAAAGTCTCTTTCAAACTTTACAACTCTAAGTTCTCCTCCACCTTTTTCGCCAGCACCACCACCAGTCACATAATCATCAGGATAATTCATTCTGTAATAATGATTAAAAGAAGCTAGATCAGTGCTCTCACTTCCTCCAGTAATATATTCTTTCCAGTATTCAAATACTTTAATTGGAAGATAGTTATGAGCATCAACATAGAAGGTTAGATCTATTCTATCATCAAACATTCTTCTATGCACATGCCTCTCAGTGACACCAGTGCGATCACTAGTTTGTTCTAAAGTTGCTAAAGAAGAACCTGGGAGAGATGCCTCGGAACATGCGAGATTTAATCCACCCCTAAGAACTCCACCTTGAGGATCTGCAAGGTTTCTAGGACTTGCTTTCATATAATCTTTGACTCTTCCAGGAAAGTCAACATACACCATGAACTGCGAGGTCATCGCAGGTCTCAGTATCGTTGCTTTAATATCACTTAGTGATTTTCTATTAGGCATTTATAAATAGTTTTTACCTTATATACTATGTATGGGAGAAAGTATAAAAAGTAAATACAAACCTTCCTTCCCAAAGAAATATAAAGGTAATGCAGACAATATTATTTGTCGCAGCAGTTGGGAAAGAAAATTTTGTCGTTACTGTGATCTAAACGAAAACATTCTTGAGTGGGGTAGTGAAGAGTTTTGGATTCCATATATCTCACCAGTTGATAGAAGAGTCCACAAATATTTTCCAGACTTCATTATCAAAGTAAAAGAAAACACAGGTCATATCAAGACTTATATTGTTGAGGTGAAACCAAAAAGACAAACACAACCACCAAAAAAGAAATCAAGAGTCACTAAATCATATCTGTATGAGTGTAAAACTTATGCTGTGAACCAAGCAAAGTGGAAAGCAGCAGTTGAGTTCTGTGAAGACAGACGAATTCAATTCAAAGTAATCACAGAAGACGAGTTAGGTATCAAGTAATGGCAAGAAGTGCTAAAAGAAGAAGAGCAGGTGGTCCTTCTTACGAAGAAGTAAAAGCACAAATAAATGCTAGAGAAGAGCAGAGAAGATTAGAAAAATTAAGATCATCATCCAATCGTATTCTATCAATACTTGATGAATTAAATGAAACTCATGATCAAGAAGATCAAATGCTTTTGATTATGGATGCTTTGAAAAATACTGTAACTCCTATTCCAGAAGAAGGTGGACTATATACCTTTGTTTATAATGCAAAAACTCCAGGCATTACCTATGATCAGCATCCATTAATTGCTTGTGTGGAATTAAATGCATGGGGATTTAGAGGTATTAACTTTCACTGGAGAAAATACAGGAACTATACCTGGAATGAAGTAGTAGGTCAATTATATCAAATAAGATTAGAAGAACTAGACGATCTTCTCTCAGTACAATATGGAAAATTTGTACTAAATAAGTAAAAAAGAACCATATCAATGGCATCTGCAACTAGCGATATAAGCAAAGTACAAACTTTTACAGGAAATAAACAACAACGTCGTAGTGGTAAAGGTCCCAGACAGACATCTTTTTATAAGACACAAGTTACTACGCTTGCTGATGGTGGTGTAAAGAGAGAAACATATAGAACTGACGCAAAAGGAGGTAACTCTGTAAAGATTTCAGATACTACGACCGATAAAGATGGTAATGTTACTAGCAAAACAACATTATCAACAGCCACTGATGCTGAAAGAAGAGCACTTCAAGATTCAAATTCAAGATTAAGTAAGTCTATAAATCAACAAACCAAAGACGCTGCCACCAAAGCAAAAGCAAACACAATCGATCCAGTTACTGATAAAGCAATTGATAAAGCAGGTGGTGGAGATGGTAATACTGCGACAGATACAGAAGCAGGAGACTCACAGACTGCAGACACAACATCCAGCAACGTTAGAGACTTTGGGACTGACATGAGATATCCTTTAACTATAGAAGATGGTCAAGATGTCATCACATTTACTGCATTAACATATGCAGTAAAAGAAATCCAAGGATTTAGTTTTGGTGGTAGAGAAAGGGTTGGTCCTGGAGGTGGAGGAGGGGGTAGAAGTAAAGGAACAGTAACTCTTCCAATTCAATCTGGTATCAAAGATCAGAATGCTGCTGGTTGGGGTGAAGACAATATGACTGCAATGGATATAGCAAAGGCAGGATTGGCACTAAAAACAATTACTGGTGGTATTGCTGGATTCGATGAATCCATTAATAAATTAGCTGATCAAGTTAAAGGTAGCACTGCAGATTTTGAGAAATTAGTAGCATCAACTTTTGCAGAAAAAGCTGCTAATGTCAAAGGACTTTTAGCAAGAACTCAAGGTGTGATTCAGAACCCTAACCTTGAACTTCTTTTCCAAAAACCAACACTGAGACCATTTTCTTTTACATTTAAGTTGTCTGCTCGTAGTCCAGAAGAAGCAGCAGAGATTGTTAAGATTATTAGATTCTTTAAACAAAACATGTCACCACAAAAAGGTGGTG